GCTTCTTTGTATCACTAAGAACCACAGGGCTTCTGGACCGAAGTCGTGGGGTCGGTGTGAATACCGAGTGCGCTGCAATCCAGACGGATCCTACACCCTGGAGTACTTCGCGGGCAACCGTGATGATCTCAAGAAGGGGACGAGCTGGCCCACTGTCAGTAAGATGTTCTTCGCTCTGCTGGCCCTCCCTCCAGGGACTCGCCATCATCGAATGACCTTGAAGCGCTTTTTCAACCTGTAGTATCAACCAACTAACCAACTTATCAGCCTCCGGGATTCACTGGGGGCTGTTGTGCATGGAGGCACGGATGTCATATCCACTAACTAACCTTAACGGAGTCGCTGCAAGCGCTCACGCATTTCGCGTGACGCTGAGGCTTCTCTTCTCATCAACCAATTGTCCAGATGATCTCGAAGCGATTATCGAGGCGCTGATGGAGAACGACTGGGATCAGTCGACAATCCCAGCGATTCAACTTGAGTCGCTTTACGCTCACCTTGATAGCGGACTGATCGCCGAGGCGCTCTCAGAGTGGAACGTTGAATCGCATCGTATGAGAGACTGGGGCTACCCATTCTGGCGCGATGACCACCTCGACTGGTGGGATGGAGAGTGCCGAAAGGTGGACTGCAAACTCTGCGGACATAAAAACAATCGCTACGAGTTCCCTATTCTGAATGAGAAGAACGGTAAGGAGATCTGGACCGGGTCTACCTGTATCGTCAAATACGGAGTCACTGTCGATGGGGACGCGTGTTCTGAGAATGCGCTCAAACTTCTGAACAAAATGAAGGGTAAGTCTAAGGCAGCTCAGACTCGTCATGAATGGCGAGAGGCTCACCCTAGCGCGGACGAGGCGATGGACGTTGTGCGGAAGATGGCTCGACTTGCTGGTCGGAAGTACCTGGACCGTCGAGTGCGGAGTCACCTCCCGAACGAATACAATAAGCGGCGGAAGGGCTTTGCGATATGGGCCAAGGCTGCTGTGAAGTTCTACGACAAGAAGGAGTACCTTACCACTCAGCGAACTGAGCAACTCTTTGAGGCAGACTTCGACGGGGACACCAGTGAGTGTCGCCCAGGACAGATGTGGCGAACTGCGATCTGGCTTCAGAAGGAGTGGGATCGAGCTTACGAGTCGTCTGGACTCAAGGGGGTTCATGTCCATTGGGATAAGTTTATTGCCGATCACCCGAACATGTCTGACAGCGAGAGATACCGAATCTGCCAGTTCAAATCTTACGGATACACAGAGGACGACCTCTATGGGTACAACCGCGAGATGCTGCGGAGGATTGAGGAGGCTCACCGACCAAAGGCCGAGGTGAAGGCAGAAGAGGAGAAGGCGTCTAAGGAGGCGTCTTCCGAAGCTGCGAAGTGTCCTTGGGTGTAAGTCCCCGTCAGAGCGGCGGGCTCTACCGGATCCTGCCGCTAAGACGACAATGACGTTCAATCGAATTGTTAGTTTCATTATAGGTATGAGCGGGGATTATCCCGTCCTTACCACGGTCAGTTATTGGCCTAACCCCTTGATAGAGTAGAAGAGCCTGGAGGCACATTATGGCAAAAGTCAAACCACCAACCACTAAATCGAAGAAGCCGACTGCGGGAGCAAAGCCTCCCCGAAAGCCGAGAGTATGGAAACCGCTAGTCCTACCTGGGATCGATGTTCAGCTGTTTCAAGCGGTCAACTATGACGAAGATGGAGACGAGTGTATACCACACGGAGTTCCGCCAATTGACCCTAACTACGTATTCCGAGAGGATCTGGTGAGGGAACTCGCGTGGGCTGTTTGGCCGCACGACAATCCAAAACCCTGGGCTTGCAATAGCTGGACACCCTGTCTGATTACGGGTCCGAAGGGCTCGGGCAAGACGAGCCTTGTGATGCAAATTGCAGCACGCTGCAATATCCCTGTCTGGCGGGTGAACATGAACATCGGAACATCGGTTCGACATCTGAAGGGTCGGATCGGCGCTGAGGCTGGACGGACAGTGTTCGTCCCAGGTATCGCTACGGCTGCGGCTGAGTCTGGGGGATGGCTGCTCCTTGACGAGTTTGCGGCGATCAGTCCGCCAGTTGCTATGGCACTCTTCCCGATACTGGAGCCTGAAGGAGCGGTACTCCTAGAGGACGCACAGCCTCCTCGCTATGTACGGAGGCACGAGGAGTTTCGGATCTTCGCAACGGATAACGCTCTGGGCGCTTCTCAGGAGTCGACTCGATTCTCATACGCAGGAACGAACTCCGATATGAACGAGGCTCTCCTCGACCGATTTGGCAGTTTCATCGACTGTCCGTACATGGATCAGGATACCGAGAAGCTCTGCATATCGAGCAAAGTACCCAACCTCGATCACGATCACCTGCGGGGGATTCTGCGAGTCGCTGAGGGAGTACGACAATCCCGAGAGGTCAGCGGGGGCTTCAGCACTCGGATGCTTCTCGACTGGGCGCGTCGAATCGCAGCGGGTCAGGTCAATGCGAAAGGTAAGCCGATTGAGGCGGGAGACGACGACTCCTATGTACTCCAGGCTGCTTACGGAGCGTTTCTCAGACGGCAGAAGTCGTCAATTGAGCGTGACACCCTAGTCGAGATCATTCGCAGAATGTTCGTCATATCAGAGGAGAGTTAAAATGTCTCTAGTACCAATCGCAGCTGAGCTGTGGAAAGGGCCAACCATTTCGAGCGGGGTGTACGTTGGAGACGACGCTTACGCTGTTATTGTCACAAGAGCTGATGTGGGGACTTATACCGTCTGGATCGGAATGATCGATATGGACGCAGAGATCTTTACCGGGCTCAATAAGACGTATAAGAAGAAGCCGATGGACGTCAAAGCGGTCGAGGCGTGGCTCCTGGCCCAGGAGACACAAGACGACCCCAATGATTACTTCCGAAGTCGAAAGGGACTCGAGGCGATGGGACTACACGCTCATCGACCAGAGTTCGCGATGGAGAAAGCAGCTCTGAAGACTGCTCGGAGACTTCTCGGGAAGAAGTCCCGAGCGGCTGAGACTGCGGACGGATGGGAGCCTATACCTGGGTGGGATCTAGCCTACAAAGGGAGATTGTCGTTCACTTCGTATGATGCGAATGCGAAGTGGCGAAAGGTCGAAGCCGACATCGAGGATCTGAAACAGAGGATCGCAGATATGGAGCCGAAGTCTGACTTTGCTGAGTCCGATGAAGATTATCGGGCGAGGCGGCTGGCCAAAATCCAGCTTAAACGAAAACTCAAGGAAATGGAAAACCGCAAGGAGGCGAGATAATGACACCACCACCATTCAAACCAAAAGGACTATTTAGTCCACAAGCAGCGATGGAAGCGCTGCAATCCGCAGCAGAGCGGACGGCTCGGGCTCTGGTACGAGCGCCGGACATCGTAGTTCAGTCTCGTGGCGTAGGAGCCAGCTGGAACTGGAAAACTAGAACGCTGACCGTACCGAACTATGCGGCTCGGGAGGACGCGACTGAGGAGCATCAGTGGGCTTGGCGAGGTCTTCTGGACCACGAGTGTGCTCATGTTGAGTACTCGGACGGTGTGGTATACGAGAGTCGACTCGAGAAATGGGGCTCCGAGCTGGATGCAGATGGCGAACTGGTATTCCAGCGAGGACGGGTAATGCTCCTCGCTAACGTCTTTGAGGACTTTTACATTGAGCGAAAGTGGCAAGCGATTAACCCTGGAAGTCGGCGACATCTTAAAGCGACCCACGAGGTAGTTATCCGAGAAACGGGAGGCGCGAAGGCGTGTGACCCTGAGTACGTCCCTGAAGGGTCTGAGCAGCCGGTCGGTCAGTTTATGGCTCTTATTCAAGCCATGCTGCGTGTTCACGGAGGGCACGTGAAGCAGGAGGATATTAACCCAACCACTTCGCTGCTCCTCGATTACCTTCAGGATGAGTGCCACTTAGGACTTCTCGCCGAATCAAGTGACGAGGTGTGTGACGCAGCCGAGGCTGTTTGGCATAAGCTGAAGGCGCTCCAGGATATGGCTACTGACGATGCGGACGGGACTGATATCGGAGATCTCGGGAAGCCGGGTGAGTCAGAAGAAGAAGGTGAGTCGTCGTCTGAGGAGTCTGAGGAAGGTAGCGGCTCTCCCCAGGGCAAGGAGGACTCGGACACTGAGTCTGACACTGAGGAGGAGTCAGGCGGATCTTCGGATAGCGACTCTGAGGACTCGGACGAGGACTCGGACGAGGACTCCAACGATATCGACCACGGAGATGAGGACTCGGATGAGGACGGGGATGGAGACGACAATGAGTCAGGCAACGGGTCTGACGACTCTGATGACTCTGAGGGTGAGGGCTCCGAAGAAGGCTCCGAAGAAGGTGATAACGCAGGAGGTGACGACGGAGAGGACGGGTCCAGCGAAGGCGACAATGAAGGGGAAGGAGACTCCCCGGATTCTGAGCCTGAAAAGGGCAAAAGTGAGGACGGTAAGACCAACGAAAATGGAGTCGGCGAAGTGGATATGAAGGCTCCGTCAGAGGTCATAGACGCGGCAGATGCGTGCTGCGGAGGCGATTACGGTGAACTGAAAACATCCAGCGAGATTATCGCGGGGATTCACCAGACTGACGCTAATAACCGACCGTACTTAGTCTATCCTGGAGCGGCGAGTCAGGATAAATGGGAGCAGTATAACCGCTCAAAGAGGAAGGAAGCGACTAAGGCAGCGAAGGGGCTCCGTCAGGCGGCTGGGCCAGCGGCTACGGTTATGGCCAATCACCTCAGATGCGCGATCAAGGCCCAAAAGCAGAACTTGCGAGTGGGTGGCTTAGAGGAGGGCGACAGCCTTGACCCTGACGCTTTGCCGGGGCTGGCGATGGGGTTTGACAGTGTTCATATCTTCTCCGATAACTTCAACCAGCTGGCGGAAAACACTTACGTCCAGATCGTAGTCGACTGCTCTGGTAGCATGGGAGACAGCGCTCCACAGCAGACGTGTCCAATCCACGGAGAGGTCAACCAGAAAGGGGAATCCTGTAGTCGGAAGCGGTGGGACGACGACCGAGGTAAGCAGGTCCGCTGCGGGAAGCCTCTGGCCTACAGAGTCACGTCTAAGGCTGGGTACGCAGCGATGACGGCAATGGTTCTTCACGACGCTCTTAGACTCTGCGGAGTGCCTCATTCTGTTGTGGGGTACACCAACTCCTATGCGGCTAAGTGCAGCGGAGCTTCTAGGGATATGGTCACCTACACTGATTCTGCCGGGAACTCGGAACAGCATTGCCGATGGTCGCGTTGGAGTTCAGCGCTCTGGATGCATGAGTTTGTATCGGCTCCTGGGCTATCAGATGACGGAGGAGCAATCCCATATGTGACTGGGTACGCTGCGAACCTTGACGGGGAATCGGTGATTGAGTCTGCAAAATACGCGGTGAAGAACGCTGGGGACTGCGACCGACTAGTGATGATTGTTATCGCGGACGGACTCCCAGCTGGAGCAAACGACCACGGGATTGAAGATCGCCATCTGAGGGACTGCGTGGAGACCGTGGCTCAGGCTGGAATCGAGGTATACGGGATCGGCGTTGGGATCGGCGCTGGCTACTACGGACGCGGTCATGAGGAGAAGTACGCGAGCTTCTACCCCAACCAAGAGAGACGGGGACATCGAGCGGCGACTGGTCATGTTTTGATTGAGAGCGGCGTGGGGCTTAGCAATGCGGTTATGCGGCAGCTCAGTGATCTTCTGATCCAGTCCAGCGGGGGTCGCCGATGAAACCCACAGCCTCAGCGTGGGAAGCGCAGTGTGTCAGCGAAACTCGGAAGCGGTGTAGGCAAATCGCTTCCGGGATCAGAGGACTAGAATGGCTCGGGATGACGATACAAGACGCGGAGCAACAGTTATCGCTCGCTGTCGTCGGAGCTTGTCGACAATGGGCTATAGGAAATGAGGGCAAGCCTCCCCCAGCCTATCTGAATTGCGCTCTTAGGCGCAAAAAGCTCCGACTTTGGACTGACATTAAGAAGTCGGCTGATCGAGGCGGCGGATGGAAGTCGTCCAACCTTAGCGAGGACCGAATGCTCGGAGTTCTTAGAACCGTGGAGAGTGGTGATAGTCCTGAAGACGCGGTCTACGCAGTTGAGCGACAATCCGACGCTCAGTTCTGGGAGGAGCTACTAAAGCACAGGTTTACGCCAGCCGAGTACGCTCTAATCAGGATGAGGGCGGATGGCTGGACCTCTAGCGAAATCGGAGCGATTACCGGACTACACAGCGGCGACGGTCGGGTCGTTCGGCAGCGTTATTGGGCGATTAAGAAGAAGGCTGCTGACTTTTTACGATCTGTGGGCATAGAGAGTGTGGAGGACGCTATGTCAGCGACTCCGAGGGAAAAAGATGCCGCGTGGGAAAAAGTCTGGAAAAAGTTGGGGAGATCGGAGTAACACTTCTGGGAGGGTGCTGGCTCCGATATCTAGCCTCGCATCGGCGAAGGTCACTGAGGATACTCAGGCGGCTCTCGTCGGTGCGGGGCTTTCTTCGTTCTCAGGGACGGAGGGAGAGGCACTGGCTTTATTAGCCATTGCTTCCTCTGAGGCGGAGTACGCTCCTACGTGCTTTCGGAAGAAATACTCACCGACTCGGGGCCTATGCGCTGGGTGCGTGTTTGCTGCGTCCTGCTGGCAGGGCGACAAAGGGTACTTAGGCCGACTTAGGCTCGAAGAGGAGCCACCACCTAACCACGTGCCTCAAAGCGTGGTCCAGCGCGTATTGCGAGCCTTAAAGAGGCGAGTACCACCTCCCAAGGTCAGGAAATGAAGCGCTGGGGGTACAGAGGGTCGTTCCACGATGTCACCGGGCTGATCCAGGAGGTCATGAGGGAGGGGGACGTAGACTTCAACTCACGCGATCTAAAGGTAGGCAACGCTCTCAGCGTTCACTATCTCGGAGTGCGCCACACTGTGGCTGTGGTGCCTCCGGTTCCTGACAATCCAAAGGGGCACTGGCGATACGTCTATGACGAGTCCCAGCCCCACTCTCCATATGGCCCAGAGGCTGAGCGATATAAAACGCTCTCTGCCGTTGCTCGGGTCATTACAGGCGACAGGACGTTGTCTGGACACAGATTCTTTAAGTTACGGAGGAGGAGGAAATGAAAACTTCATATGGATCAATCGATATCAGTCGCTCTGACATTAGGAAAGTAGCGTGCTGGTCGCTCGATCTTAGAGACGTGACTGGCGGCTCGGAGCCTGATGAAACGCGGCTGTGCGACCCAGGGCTGTTTCTCCTATCGGTGTGCTCCTTTGAGAAGGGCGAGACTCCGATAGGCGAGATCAGGATTATGTGGCGTGGCGGAGAGCTATCCATAGTCGGGCACCCGACTGCTAGAGAGGGCGTCGTTGAGATCACGCCAGAGCACTTAGTAGCAGCGATGGACGACTCAGGCTACCGGAGTTCCCTGGTGACGTGGATTGGAGAGGAGCAAGCCCTATGATGTTGGTACCGACGAAGATGACAGCTGGGCATAAACTCGTAACGACCTCTGAGGATTTGACGACAATGGTAAATGAGCTGTCGTCTGCGTCTGTAGTGGGCTTCGACTTTGAAACGAGCGGATTGAGATATTGGGACGGGCAGAAGCCTATAGGCTATTCAGTCGGGTACTGGAGAGGAGATGGCCCGAGGGCGTGGTACGTCCCGGTCGCGCACAGGACGACTGATCGGCAAGCCAATGTGGACCACGCGAAGGCAGCTTTCTCGGACGTGCTCAAGAAGGCCCCAGAGCTGGTGGGGCATAATCTCAAGTTCGACATTAATATGGCTCGGGCCGACGACTGGGCCGTGCCTCCGTGGACTCCGATTCACGACACAATGATCCAGGCTTACCTCATAGACGAGGCGAGGGCTATGCAACTGGAGAAGGTCGTTATGCAAATCGGCGCTTCTCCCTATGAAGATGCGATTGAGATGAAGGACGCAGTGGAGCATTGGATTCGGGCTCGGGCTAAGTCGTTGAGGATCTCTCGGACTGCCTACCTCGATAAGAACGGGCACCAAGAGGTGCCGGTTCCTCTAGAGGCTGAGTACGCTTGCAGGGACGTTGGACACACGCTTGCACTCGACCGAGTGCAGAGGTCAAAAGCTATGGGACTGGGTAAGCCGTGGGAGGTTAGACGACGATCTTTGTACGAGAATGAAATGCTCCTCGTTCGAGCCATTGCCGACATGGAGTACCGAGGGCAGCTGATCGATACCGACTACCTCGAACGGGTGAAGGTCCAGCTCAATAATGAGCTGGATACCGGAGGACGGGAGCTACAGAATCTGTTTGGGGTAGACTTGGCTTGGAATAACGACCGAGCGGTTCGGACTCTTCTCTACCAAGACTTGGGACTGCCGGTCACTAAGATGACCGAGAGCGGAAATGAGCCTGCCGTGGACCGAGCTGCACTCACTAATCTGAAGCCTCTACACGAGGGCATTGACCCATTGATGGAGTGGAGGGCTCGATACAAGGTGCTGAGTACCTACACGGACAGCCTGATTATGAAGGCTGACTCAGCCGGGTACGTCCATCCGAGCTTCAATCAGCATGGAGCCGCTAGTGGCAGACTCTCTTCGAGTAAGCCTAATTTCCAGAATATCCCCAATCGACACCCAGTCTTATCGAAGATGGTGAGGCGAGCCTTCGTCGTTGAGCCTGGGAGGGCACGCGTTTATTGCGACTACTCGCAGATTGAGCTGAGAATGCTGGCGTGGATTACGCAGAACGAGACGCTTCTGGGAGCGTATCAGTCGGAGTCTTATGCTCGGCTATGCGATCAGCTGATAGACTACGAGGATTATCGCTTAGCACGGGAGAACGAGGAGTCTTCAGACGTTCACGGGATTGTGGCGCAGGAGATTTTCGGGGCTGACCCTGCCAGTTCCGACTGGAAGCGGCAACGAGGGGCTGCGAAGGTCATTAACTTCGGAGTGCCGTATGGAGGAGGCCCAACTCTTCTGATGACTAACCCCGATTTGATGATGGAGGAGAAACAGGCGAAGTCTTATCACCGAGCCTACCACCAGCGAAACCCGGAGATTGATCGGACGAAGAAGGCGCTCCTCCGCAAAATGAGGAAGGGTAGCCTCTCCTTTATGAATTGGACGAGCCGTGAGTGTCACGGGAAGCGACTCCTCTGGGATAATGAGTCGGCTGTGGCGGAGGAGGAGCGCTCCATGTTTGCGTGCCTCGTACAGGGGAGCGCGGCTGAACTGACTAGGTTCAGTCTCGTAAAGCTATGGCTGCTGGAGCAGCACGGTCTTCTTCCAGCGGTAACGACCAGCACAGTCCACGATGAGATCCAAGTAGACTGCGCTCAATCTGATTTGAGAGAGGTTGCGCTGATTGTTCAGCGTGAAATGGAAGCGTTCACGGGCTTATTCGGCCCGGTTCCTGTGATCGCTGACTTGGAGACGACAATGACAAACTGGGCCGATAAGAAGGAATGGAAATGAAACGAGGATACACAGAACTGGTGAACGGGCTTTCAGCGTGCCCAGAGATAGCGGTCGGGGGAGAGAGCTATAAGGGCTCCTACCTTGCCATGATTGTGGCAATGAACCCAAACATGCCTGGAGAAGAAGCGGCTCAGACGCCTCAACTCATCTGCGAACTGGGAAGGCTCGTGGCGTTAGCCTATCGAGACAAACAGATGGCTGAGATGGAGTACCGATGCTGGAGAGACACTCTCATTCATCGAGTTACTAACGATATTGGATTCGCTACGGACGCGGAGTTTGCTTGCGCGGTGAGTCCTGGGAAGGACGCGAAGGGCAATCCTAAGCCAGCAAAGCTGCCTTCTAACTCAGCGGCTGAAATGTATATGCGGACTAAGGACGAGTACAAAAGGCACTACGCGATTATCGCTGAGCGGGAGGAGGCGTGGATAGTTCTTCAGTCTGCTCTCGAAGCTGCGAAGCAGCGGACTTGGGTAGTCAGGGCGTTCGCGGAGACCTCTGGAGCTGCGCTCCCTGGAGACTTTGACGACAATCACAGAGGCACTGACGTTTCAGCTCCTCTGGGCATAAGTACAGATGTCGGAGGGTCGCGTAGACCACCACCACCACCACAGATTCGGAGGTAAGTATGGCGAGGGATTTTAGCGCTTACGAGCGTGAAATGGATAAGGCAAAGGCGAGGGATTCTCGGCGATCACAGGGAGGAGGGTCAGATTACGTCTGGCTCAGTACAGACAAGCCTTCCCGCAAAGGAGATCAGACCAAGAAGCGACTCAGGATTGTTCCGAGGCCAGACGGTAACGGAGGGAACCACGAGGAGTTCTGGATGACGATTGACCAGCATATGGTCACCGTGGATGGCAGAACCAGGGCGCTGGTGTGTCCAGACAACCATGACGATCCGAAGAGCCAGAAGGCGTGTCCCTTATGTAAGATGTCTCGAGAGCTATACGCATCCAGGAACCCCGAGTACCTGGGGACCGCTAAGGAGCTAAGCACCCGACTGCGGGTGTTTGCGAACGTCATAGACTTAGACGACGACCAACATCCGGGCGAGCCGAAGGTCTGGGGCTTCTCGAGAACAATCCAGCAACAGATCCTCGATATCTGTATGGCGAAGCGCTCTTTCATTGAGGATCTCGAAGAAGGACGAGACCTGATTTTGACGACGCGGAGAATCGGACCCAAGCGCTTTGATATCCGTTATGCCATCACTGACATGGACACTTCTGCCTTGCAGGAGGAGTTTATCGAGACGGCAAAGGCGGCTCACGACCTCGAGGGGCTCGCTAAGCCAGCCACCTTAGACGAGTTGCACGAAATTGCGGCTTCAACGGACCCAAGAACTGGGTCAAAGCGAGTGACCTACACACCCGACCCAGTGACTCCGTCCGTAGAGCCGAAGGCGGAAGCTTCGGTCACCCCAGCCCCACCTGCTCTGGAAGCGGCGGAGGCTGGACCCTGGCATTACAGCGGTGCGGATGGACAGGAGGAGGGACTAACCGCAGAAGCGGTCGCCAAACTCGTTAAGCGGTCACCTTCAGCTACTCATTCGGTATGGAAGGACGGAATGAGTGACTGGGCAGATGCGGCTGAGGTTCCCGAAGTTGCTACACTCCTCGCTCCTAAGAAAAGGAGCGCTCCACCTCCACCAAAAAAGGGCAAGAAGGGACCACCAGCCCCTCCTACTCCACGGGAAGGGAGTGCGTTTTGAAAGCGTGCTTCCTCCAGTACTGGCCAGATGACCGAGGCTGCGTGGAGTGTGAATTGATGGTTCAATGTCGCTCAGCGACATTGGGTACGACAACCGAAGGACTTTCCTTTGAGTCAGCGAAGAGTGAGGTGATGGGATGAGCAAAGGCCCAAAGCCTCCGAAACCCAAGACAGCCCCAGGTCCAAAGAGAGATCTTCTCGCTCGGACGTTGGCGAGCCATGTAAGGCGAGCCCACGGACAGGGAAGCGCTCAGACGCTGGACATCTCAGAGGAAATGGGCGCACCCAGAGGGTACGTTCCGACTTTGAATATCGCTCTGGAGCGTGCGTTAGGAACTACAGGAATCCCGTTGGGGCGAATTACCGAGATCAGCGGGTGGGCTGGCGCAGGTAAGTCGACAATGCTGGATCAGATATTTGCAGCTACCCAAGCGAAGGGCGGGATTGGCGTTCTAGCCGACACCGAGCGAAGCCGTAATAGAGCTTACATGGCTTCGCTCGGTGTAAAGCCCGAGTCGCTGGTTTGGATTGACGGGAAAACAGTGGAGGGCATGTTCGACGAGATTGAAACCCTGGTCCGTACTGTGGCTCATCTTAACGCCACAGCCTGGGTGGACGCTCTGGCGAGGGCTGGCTGCAAAATGCAGAAGCTGAACACCTATCGTTATGTGGTATTCGACCCACAGGGACCGAAAAACGCAAAGCCAATCGCGAGTTATGACTTTGTGCAGTGGGGTCGGGCTCAGGCGGCAGCACTACTCGATTGGCAGAAGTCGGTCGGTCTAAGGCCGAGCGGGATCCGAGACACAGCCAGTCGTAAGCTCCTGGGTCCAGTCGTTATCCATACTGAGGACTCAGCCGAGCGGAAGAAGGCTCTCACCGACTGGGCCAAAGGTGTACCTAATGAGCTGATCCAAGAGGCAGATCGACCAGTCGTGATCGGATGGGACAGCGTGGCAGGAACGGCTACGGAGGCTGAGTTGGATGGATCTGCTCGCGATGTGCATCCTGCTACCGCAGCACGGGTGATTAGGCGCAATTTGAGGAGACTGGTCCAACTGATTGATGATGAAGCAATCGGGATGATTCTGGTGAACCAGCGCTACGAGAAAATCGCAATGGGTCGGAATATGTACGGTCCCACGAGCGAGACGTATGGCGGAGGGGGGATCAAATACCACACGACAATCCGAGTTGAGGTTGATCGGTGCGGCGATATATTTGCTCCAGGCAAGAGCCGAGCGCAGGGGCACCCTCCTATCGGGCAGGAGGTCAAGATTAAAGTACCCAAGAATAAGCTGAACGACCCGTACAGGGTGGAGCGGTTTGGGCTACTTTTCGGGAAGGGAGCCAATGACGCGTGGGCGTTGTTTGAAGATTTGAAAGAGCGAGGGATTATCCGTGTGGGTGGAGGCTGGAGCCGGTTTACCGATCCAGAGCTACTGGGAGACGACGACCGGAGTTTCAGAGGCTGGTCAGAGCTGGCTGAGATGTTGAGCGGCAATGAAAAGCTCAAAGAGGTTCTGACTGAAATCTACATGGAGGGACGATGAGTCCGATTCAGTCTCAGGGAGAAGCGGTAGTCCGAGCGACCAGCGATCTCCATCTATCGCAGCGGACAGCTCAGTGGGTGTTTGAGGCTTTGGAGGCTCTTCTGGCCGACGACCAGGAGTGTGGAGGCACTACGGTTTTAGTCGGGGATATCCTCGATCAGGCAGACACGGTGCATATGCCTACCTTCAACCGATTTAGAGATACACTGCAACGGTTCAGAGGGGAGGTGTACATTGTCGTCGGAAATCACGACCAGTACACCCGTGCCAGAAACGCTCTGGAAAGCCTTGATCGGTTAGCGAACTTCGCAAACAGGTCGAATGTTCGAGTCTTCACTCACCCGGAGGTCACTAATGTGGGGCTGATGGTCCCATACCAGTACTCCGCAGAGGAGTTCTGGAGCGCAGTCGGCGCTCTGAAGAAGGGTGAGAACGGGACCGCTAAATGCTGGTGGGTTCACCAGGGCTGGAAGGGCTCTTACGTCAACAGCATGAGACGCGATATGGACGGGCTCTCCTGTAATAAAGTGACGGCTGAAATGGTGATCTCAGGGCACTACCATATGCCTCAGAATCTTGGCTCCATTATCTATTGTGGCTCACCCTACGAGACTTCCTTCGCGGAGGAGGGGCAGAAGAAGGGCTGGCTGCGCTGGGAGAAGTTCCCGATTGGCTGGCCGTGTGGCGAACCAGACGTTCCTGAGCGCATAGCCTACAACCTCTCCGCTCCTAAGCACTACACGGTGCTTTGGGATCTGGGAGGGGCTGACCCGAAGGCTCCGTCAGAGATGAGGGCTGGAGACCGAGTGAGGGTCGTCGTGAACGGCACTCGAGAAGCGGTCAAACAGAAATCCAGGGTTCTGAAGGACGCTGGGCTAGAGGGCGCTTCGATTATCGCTGAGTCTGGGGCCAGTCAGCGCAAGATCGTGGATAAGAATTCCAATCCGCAGGAGGCGGTTCTTCAGTATGTCAATCGGGTCTACGGACCAGATGGCGAACGAATGCAGCCAGCCAACCTCCTTGCATGGGCAGACGAGGTCGGTTTATGGCAGTCTTAGAGTACATTAGTGTCTCCGGGTTCGGTTCCTACGGGTCCAAAAGCCAGACACTCACCCTCAACGGTCAAGGCCCAGTCGCTATTATCGGTGACAATGGAGCCGGGAAAAGCACGCTGGTGAGCAAGGCTCTGACGTGGTGCCTGTATGGGAAATGTCCCCCAGAGAGGATGGGGAGCGGGACTCGAGCGATCAGCGGTAAGGCGGTCGTCGGGAGCGACCAGCACGAAGCAATCGTTGAGATTAGGATCATTGATCCTGATAACGAGTCTCTCGATTGGACGATAGTGAGGGAGCGGAAGCTGACTGGAGCGGATTCGATCACGGTGTACGACCACGGAACTCCGCTGGCAGACGCGACTCAGACGATGATTGATGGGATTGTGGGCGCAGACTATGAGACGTGGTGCCGCACGGTAGTCCGAGGGCAGGGAGATCCCTGGAGCTTTGCGGAGGCTACCGACTCTCGAAAACGGGCTATTCTGGACGCGATCAGTGGAGCGGCAGAGCTGGAAGAAGCTTTCGACCGAGCCAAGGTGCAGCGTTCCAGCGCTATCAAGGCTCACGAGATAGCGGAGAGACGGGTTGACGACATTAAGTCGCGGTTAGCCCGGATTGATGTGAGCGCGACTGAGCGCAAATTGAAGGAATGGACGACCGAGAAAGGGGTCAAGCTCGCTGAAATCGAGGCTGAGGTCAAGGGGCTCCATGAGCTGCACAGCGCGAAGATCGACTCGGACGCTCTTCTGAGCGGGAGCCTTAAAAAGCGAGCAGCGCTAGAGGCAGCAGAGCCTGAGCTGGATCGGAAGCCGTATCAGGACGCAGTCGTTGCAGCGGAGAAGTTCTACCGTGAGTCCTATGCCCAGCTTCGAGCGGCTTCTGAGGAAGCCACTAAGCTGAGCGGGTTGACGCTAGGAGATCCGTGCCCCACCTGCGATCAGGCGATTGGACCGATTGTCGTTAAAAAGCTTGGAGCGGCTACATCGAAAAGAAACATCTTAGAGTCCGAGGCTAAAAAAGCTGAGGCCGAGACGCGGAACTGTCAGAAGATTATGAGGGACGCCGATGAGTGGTTGGTTAACGCGAGGCTTGAGTGGAAGGACGACCTCAGTGCACTCCCCACTGGAAGCGAGGAGGCTCCAGCTGTTCAGCGCGAGTTGAATCAGGCTGTGCGGCGTTTGAAGGATCTTGTAAAGACGGAGAACCCGTTTCAGTCTCGATTTGAGGCTGAGATTGAGTCAATCGGGAAACTCAAGCACGAGTTAGGGGTGACCCAGGCAGTGGCCCAGCACGCTAAATGGACACTGAACGCGGCTCAATCATGGCTGGAGGCTCTGGGACCGAAGGGAGCGAGGGCTCATATGGCGGAGGCTGCGTTGGCTTCGATTGAAGTGTCCGCGAATCGCTGGTTAGCGGTTTTGTCTGACCGAGGGATGGCCGTCGAGTTCCCAGCTACGAGAGAGGTGAAAGGGAAACTGCGGGAGGAGATCAAGACGATTGTTCACATTGACGACAATGGGGTTTCTCAGCAGCGGGATCTACTCACGTTCAGCGGAGGCGAACGGAAGCGAGTCAACCTCGCGGTCGATCTCGGAGTAGCCTCAGCCTGTGGGGGGAGCGGATTGTCGCTTTCATTACTGGTACTCGACGAAGAAGTGTTCTCGGGTATGGACGAATCAGGAAAGGCAGCAGTCGTATCGGCTCTGCACAATGCGGGAGTGGCTGACGTTGTGATGATCGATCACGATCCTCGTTTATCGTCGGCGCTACCAAGAACTATCACGGTGTCTCGGGATTCTAAGGGGCACAGCACACTAGAGGAGATTGAACATGGGTGAGGGTATACGAGAGGAGATGACGGATAGCGAGCTGTGCGACTTTATCTGTGTGATGAAGCGGAAGGCTCGGAGGGCTCACAAGGGGAGAGCTAAGCGGATCGCTTACACCGAAAAGGACAGGCAGAATACTATCAAGGTGCTCGAAATGGTGGAGGCCAGAGGGGGAACGCTGATGGATGTTTGCGAAATGCTCTCGGTCAATCGACACACCATGATGGGCTGGCTCGAGAAGTTCACGAGCCCAGACTCCGACTGGCACTTGAGCGATGTAGCGAGTCGGCTTCTTTACAAACTCGCGGGAGAGCCACAATGAGGCGGATCGGTATTGACAACGGGGCAAACGGGGCGATTGTCGTTATTGACGGGAAGCGTAATCCAACAGCGGTAGTTCCGATGCCGACTATCAATGTGGGCGTGACTCGAAAGGGGAAACGCGGAACGAAGAGGCTGCTCGATATGAGGAGCTGCCTGGAGGTGTTTCTCGCAGCCAAGAACGCGGCTGAGGGAGACTGTTACGCTGTGCTGGAGTACGCTCAGGTGTTTCCGGGTGAGGGTCGTTCCACGGCGTTCACTGCCGGGAGGGGCTACGGGGCTCTCGAAATGGCTCTGGTGGCGCTCAGTATTCCTTACTCGATTGTGCGTCCGAGGGCTTGGCAGAAGGCTGTTTTGAGTGGAGTAGAAGGAGCTGACACAAAGGCGAAGAGCGTCTTGAAATGTCAGCGCGAATTCCCTACTATCGACCTTACCCCAGGCAGGAAGAGGAAGCCGATGGATGGGGTAGCGGACGCTGCGTGTATGGCGTTGCACGCTCTTGAGATCCGAGGGGGAGTCTGATGGCTGATAAGAAAGTCGCACCACCAAAACCTAAACGACGCAAGAAGGGACGGGCGAAGAAGAACGAGGCTGAGCTTAGCTCAAAGGCTGAGCAACAGCGCCGAGCGTGCTTCCGGGGCTTTCTTCGGTATATCCAGCGGCACGGCTCCAGTCTCCGTCAGATATGGGATAGCGAGCGCATCGCAGATGATGACACCAGCCCCTATATCCGAGACGTGATTAGCTGGTCGGCGTTTAGCCGGTCAGCGTCTACAGGGCAGTGGCGGATTCGGAGGGATGAGCACTGGGTGGAGGTCAAGCGCAAAGTGCTCGAGCACGCTCAGACTGAGGCAGTCCAAGCAGAGTTGAATGAGATAGGTCAGCTGGAGGCTGTTCGATCTCTGGTTCTGGACCGGATCACAGGCAATGCGGATGCGGGGATAGCCCCAGCGATACCAAAGTCTCTAGAGGGAGCGGTCGGAGCTTTCGTTCAGCTCGATAAGCGAATCGCGCTGAAGCGGGACGTGGTTGTTGAGCAGACGGCTGCGGCTGCGGCTCGGGATGATGGACGCAGACCAGGAATAGCTGGCGGGCCAGCGCCTATGCTCATCTCGGTAGACGACAATCCACTAACGGATGAGGAGATCGTTGCAATGGCTCGAACGCTCGCAGAGCACCGGGCTGGTCTTCTTCCAGAGGAAGAAGTCGAGTCCCCTATCCCGTCAATTCTAACGCCAGAGGAGGAGTCATGAGCGACTCAATCAGCGTGGTCGAGGTCATACAGGCGAGTGGGTACGCTTACTCGAAGAAGCTTGCGTGGGGAGCGGGGCGTGAAGTCAGTAAGGCGTGGCGCAGGGAACACGGAGAAGCGCCAGATTATGCAATGAGGCCCAAGACGCTAGATGGGAGTTCCACAGCCTCCCATCTGAAGGCGATCTACCCGTCTCACTGGCGAGGGAGAATCCAGGAGATCATTGAGTCCGTGGCGCAGAAAATCGAAGTTGTTGAAGTGAGCCATGAGCCAAGAGCGACAATCGAGCAAGGAGCGGCTTTGGCTCTATGGGCTCGAGAGGCATTAACGGGGAATCCCCAGAAACTAGTGTGGCACGTCGATCTGAGAAATGACGTGGGGGAGCCTGACGCAGTGGGAGATCCAGACGGCTACAACGACCGGAGATGGACTGAGACGATTAAGCGGCTTCATAGCTCTCTCGAGCGCTTGGAGGGCCATCCAGACACGGTGACTTCATTCGGGTTCATTGTCGTCTGTCTGGTCGGGTGCGAGGAAGGAGGAACTCCTCGCCCAGTTTCAGTTGAGTTATCGGTGCCTCATCTGGTTGACGCGGGAGTGATGCTCTCCAAAAGGCCACCAGTCGGACGCTGGTTCATTATGACCGATCAAGAAGTCGGCTCGATGACGAAGGACCGCAGCACCCCAGCCACCTATTTTATCGATGGAATACCTTTTTAACTTGGAGGAGAGATGAGTCTGAAAGCTGATTGGGAGATAAAGTGCGGTGACTGCTGCACGGTTATGAGTAAGATGGAGGAGAATAGCGTCGACGCGATTGTGACTGATCCTCCTTATGGGCTCGCTTTTATGAATAAGGAGTTCGATAAGCTGGGCGATGGTCCAGCGCAGCAAGCGTGGCACTTGAAATGGGCTAAGGAGGCGCTCCGAGTTCTGAAGCCTGGAGGCCATATCATCTGCTTTGGGGGCTCTCGAACGTATCACCGAGTCGCGGTTGCGATTGAGGACGCTGGGTTCGAAATCAGAGACCAAATGATGTGGATCTACGGAAGTGGCTTCCCGAAGGGGCGTGATATCGCTCGCGCTATAGACAAAGAGCTGGGCCATGAGCGGGAGGCGTATGAAACAATAACGAAGGCGTCTCCTGGCTACTATGGAGGGGTGTCGTCTGGGGAGACTAAGCACGAGTCCTATGAGCTGACGAGGCCGGTTTCTGAACTGGCTCAGAAATACGAGGGCTTCTCAACGCAGCTGAAGCCGTCCCATGAGCCGATGGTTTTAGGGAGGAAGCCGTTTAAGGGATCAATCCATAAGAACGTAATGAAGCACGGCACAGGCGCAATGAACATTGACGGATGCAGAGTCGGCGCTTCAGAGCGCTGGAACGGGAGTTCCTCTCCGAGCGGATTCTTCGGCGGATACGAGGACGAGGGTCCACCAGAGTCAGCGGGGCGACCCTGCACTGGGCGCTGGCCACCAAATATCATCCTCCAGCATGGACCTGGCTGCGTTAAAACGGGCAGAACTAAGGAAATCGGGAGGGGTGATACCAAGCGAGTGGGCTCCGATCACGACGGCGAGCGCTATAAACTCGGTGAGGGAGTCAATGAAGTCACCGGAGGGGGAGCCGATAAGCGGAGCTTAGGTTGCCCAGTCGGAGACAGGCCAGCAGGTCAGATATCGAGCTATGGCTCAGAGGTAGTGGATGAGTGGGAGTGCGAGGAGGGGTGTCCGGTTGCTGCGCTAGAGGCTCAGACGGGATCGGACAATGCCTTCTTCCCGGCTCTGTCTCCGGTAGCCGAAGGGGAGACGAATGAGGCGTTCTTCCGGGGAGTGTCAGGCAAATATCGACCGGGCCAGAACGCGAGTTCAGAGTACGCGGCTCAGAGGGGTAGATGGCCAGCGAACGTCATGTTGAGCCATCTACCCGATTGTCGTGTAATAGGGAAGCGCACAGTTGGCTCCGGGGAGCGCAAAATCCAAACCCCAGCTGAGATCGAGCAAACTGAAGTGACGGAGCGGTGCTATGGAGAATACAAATCTCGCAAGGGAGGTACGGTAGCGAGCTTCGGGGCTGAGGTAGTGGACGACTGGGAGTGTGCCGAGGGCTGTCCGGTTGCAGGGCTTGACGCTCAGAGCGGTAAATCCCAGAGCAGAATGGGAGGGTGGGGAGGCCATCAGACCGAGTATGTAGGAGGGGAGCCAGCTGAGGGAGGCGCCCGAGTCCCACGGAGTCAGCTCAATAGCTATGATGATGAGGGCGGAGCGAGTCGTTATTTCGAGCAGTTTGGCTATGACGAGCCATTCATATACTCACCGAAGGCGAGTCGGCGTGATAGGGGCAAGGGTAATATCCATCCAACGGTAAAGCCGACTCCGCTCATGAAGCATTTATGCAGATTAGTCACCCCACCAGGAGGGCTGGTTATGGATCCGTTTTGCGGCTCAGGGTCAACCGGAGTCGCAGCGATAGCAGAGGGCTTTAAGTTCATCGGGATCGAAATGAACCCGGAATATGTAGAGATCATTAAGCGACGTTTAGGCGCACCCAGACAAGCGACAATCTTCGACGTCACCCGATTCGAGGCAACCGTTAAGAAACTATAAAAGGAGGCCACTATGGTCACATTCAACGAGATTATTTCAGAAGAGGAGAAGCCATCAGGCCCAGACAGTGAGAGGACTATCTATAGCGTGGGGCTAGTAGCGGTGAATCCAGATAAGGTATTGACACTCAGAGCTGAGACTCAGATTGGGCTAGCTGGCTTTGCGGCGGATCCTAAGCGGTGGAAGGGCGGCAAGCTCCCGAAGGGAGTTGGCCCGAAGGCTGAGTTCACAACGATCTGGCTTGCCCATAACTACTCGACATTGACGGTAGTCGGTTCACCCCTATCGGTCATCCAGGCTCTGAGCGCTTAGAGAGTTCAAAGAGAGGATGTATAATAGGGGACAGAGGGAGCCCTAATATGGATATGGATTGTCGTTGTTTCCAGACTGAGCCAGTGTCATTAAGCCGAGGGCGCATTGTCGCCTTCGGCTCGCTTTTAGCGGATAGGCTCACAGGGCGGCATATAGGGAGGCTGGATTGTCGCTCAATCTGAAGTCGCCCAAGCGGATAGCAGCCTGCGAAAGCCAAGGCGAACCAAGGACCGCATCCGGGTGCGGGGAGCAGAGCGCCGAAATTTGGGCTACGCGAGCTGGGACCGACTGCGCTAAGCCGACAATCGACGCCACCACGCTGTTAGGCTTAGCGGACACTGAGGAGCAGCCGATCCTGCGCGGGGAGCGGGTGCGGCTACGCAATGACGTACTGAGGGAAGCCTGGAAGCTGCGGGATACAATCTGGCGGCATACCAATCCAAGGGCTCGCCTATCTCCAGCATGGACGTGGACCGTTGTAGAGAGCGGGCTGGCTTCAGTAGTGATTGAACACTCGAGTACCATACAGCGCTGGGAGGATGACGACCCTTACACACTCCAAGTGCGCTGTCCCACGTGGGCGCTCGAGCTGATAGGGGGAGGGGGGACCGGGGGTCCGGTATACACCCTTCCTGCCGAAACCGATGAGGAGTTCAGACTGCGGCGAGTGCGTACGCTGCGGGCCAAGCGTAATCAGAAACGCTAGAGGCTTCGAGGGGCTGCGTCCGAGTCTCTAGCCGAGCGGCTCCGAGTCCATTATCGCTTACCGAGGGGGGGCAGGGCGGACTTACCGGAAAGTCGATTCCATATATGTAGTGGCCCTCTTAAATCTCAGTCCAAGTTAAACTGAGAATAGGCGACAATCGGGAGGTGTAATGGCACGCTGCGGAAGGTGCGGGTTGTGGAGTAAGTACCCAGACGACCACACTGAGAAGGTGTATGCGGGTGTGTGCCTCTGGTATCAGACGAGACTGCCGGAACACGCTGTCTACGAGCCACGTAGATGTCCCGACTTCTGCGAGCGTATACCGGGCGTGGAGCCGATGGAGCACTTCGCCTATAAGGTGAAGCGAGATAACCTTGGAGATGCATATAGACAGGCAACGCGGGCGAAGAGACTGGCTTATATCGGGCTGGTTCTGTCAATCCTGGGACTGCTTTTGAAGTTTCTGACGTGAGCGAGTGGCACTGGAGACTGATATGGCGACCACGGTTTACCCGTTGGTCCCTGCGTAGAGCGCTGAGACGTAGTATGGTGTCTCGACTTAAAAAGGAGGCAGTATGCCAAGTCGGGTTAAGCCGTATAAAGTGATAGTTTGGGGACCGAGTGTCTTCGCTGCGATTGTCGCTCTTTGCGTCGGGTGTGCCGAGAAGACAGCTGCTACCGAAGCAGCACCAGCTGCGGTTGCTGAGACTCCCAAGACATTGAGTGGTTTAGCTTCTCAGCTTGAAGGACTCCCAGACGACACCCCAGTGAAGCTGCTGTTTGCGCTAAGCGTCAAACTCGGAGACATTACTAAGGTGGCTGAAGGTCGGAGGGAGCTGACGTTCACGACTGATAAGATTTCCTCTATAATGGCGTTCACTGACCGACCGGAACGGCACGCATTTAGCCTGACTGTGGAACAGCTTGCGACCATCTGGGAGGCTGGGTCGGATAGCTTCGCTGAAGACCCACCGAACGCTGTTGTGGAGGATTCGCGGGCTCGGATCGGAGTGACCGAGGTGACTGGCTTCTCGTTAGTCAACGAAGCGGTGACGATACAACTGGACGCGATGGCTTACAAGACATTGGATGAGGGAGACTCGCTAGATGGCGAGGTCAAAGACGTCACCCTGTTTATCGATTCTGACGCTCTCAAGCTAACAGGTGCCTCTGTTGCCTTCGGGCTCCAGCAAGCTGCGAAAGCGTGTGTTTCAGTCGACTGCGAACTCTGGCCGCTGGGCGGCTGATCGGGCATCTATCGAATTTGATAGAATTTGGCTTTGACTACCATAAGCTGTAAGCGACAATGGTTCAGTCATTGTCGCTTTATCCTCGATATTGGCTCCACCCGCTATGCTTTTTCATCTGACGGTAAGTGCCAAACTTTCTTAAAAAAGATGCTTCTGAGATTTACCGCAGAAGGTACCTGTACCCGACAAACTCCCGTGAAAGCCGCGAGATCGCGAGGCTAGAGTGCCCCAAACCCGCGAATAAGGCCCAAAGCAGCCCTTTTATCCGTTGACGTATTTCAGTCTCCAGTCATAAGGTGCAGTGCCCTTTCTACTTCTGCAACTTGCGTGGAGTCCCTAAGCTCTAGGAAGGGGTGTTCAATTCCATAACGATCTGGGAGCCTGAGAAACACGACGGAGAGTGCGAGCTTCGTGAGGGGCGCTGTTTGAAGCAACCCGACTCGCACATTTTCCAATTTTGCTGTTGGGGCCAACTTTGGCGACAAACGTGACGTTCACGCGTCTCCGGGCATAAGTAAGTGTGGAGGTGGTTATGAATGGGAGTGACGAATGAGTGACTGGTCTGCTGCTATTGAGCGTTTGTACGAGAAGAGTCGGAGAGATAGCGGGCTCGTCTACGGAGTATGGAGCGTGGTTCATTGCCACGATGCGGACTCTGGTCTGGCCGAATGGAACGTGGTTGACGCGAGTGGAACGGTGATCGTTCAAGTCGTTGGGAAGGCGCTCGCTGAGCTAATTGCCTCCCTGCCCGATCTCTGCGACCCAGAACTTCGTCAGTCGTCGTCTGACGTTGTATGGAGTGCCCTTTCTGACGAGCGAGAGAAGGTTCCAGCGACTGGGATCGAGTCTCCGCAGGAAGCCTTCGACGATGGCTTCAGGCAGGGCTACTCTCGCGGGGCCGCGAACGGATACGAGTCAGCCGTTGCAGACTTAAAGGATGAGGAATAATGAAACAGCCAGTAGACGACCAGAGACTCGTTAAAATCGCTGAGGACGTTGTGACCAAGCTCGCTCGCTGCAAGACTGGGGATACAACAATGTCTCCGATTCAAGTCGTGACCGAGGGGCTGGTTAAAGCCTACGAAAGGGGCCAGATCGACACTTGGCTCAAGAAAAAGGACGACAATGAAACCCAAGCTCGAAACAAAGAGCGAAGGAGGAAGCGTGATGAGCGTCGATGAAAAACAAATTTTGTACATGGTTACGGTAGAGAACAGATTCGACGGGCAGACAGAGTCCGGTGGAGATTGGCTGAGCATTGGATTCGGGCCTTTCTCCACAAAGAGGGAAGTTCAAACCTGCGTTCGGCGGATCAAGGCTTCGCGTAAGGGGTACGTGGACTGGGACGCGAAAAAGATGCGGCTCTTTGTGAGTGATAACAATGGAGACCGTTATGAGCGTACTTGAATATGATGCACGGATTAACGAGACAATGAGCCTATTTGACGTTTCAAATAAGTTCTGGACGCTCGATATATGCCTGAAGGGAACCAAGAGGTTCCCTCCGAAGGGCTATGACGAAAAGGACAGTGGTCCGTGGAGGGGGAAACCAGTCCTGACACGGACCTACAAAACAGAAGCTGCGGCACAGCGAGGGGCTAAGCGATACCTCAAGAAGTACAATGAAGACGGAGATCCTGCTCATATGAGCGACTCAGACTTAGAGCGGGAAGCCACTCTGGTCTGGTGGCTCCTCAATGAAGAGCAACCGACCGACACCTATTACAAGAGACTTCGTCGTTACGAGACTCTGAGGACCGAGCTAACTCAAAGAGGTATGGAATGAGTGGAGGCTGGACCACAGGGAAATTCATCGTCAAGCACTATCGGCGTGGCGATATCCTCGACGGCGAAGCGTTCGTTCTGGTCCCAGAACGCGACCCAGCTGCTATTGTCGCTCTAAGAGCGTACGCTTCTGCGACTCCCGACCCTGAGCTATGTGCTCAGCTGAGAGAATGGACAAATCGAATAACTGAGGACTGCTCAAGCGGGACCGTTGTTGAAACCATAGACAAAGTGCCTGGGTGGGTACTCTCACTGGCTCAGAAGGTTGAGAAGGGCACCTTGACGGTTGAGAAGGCACTCTACCAGATCGCGGGTTACGCTTTACTGGATCTGGACAGTGAATGAATTGCCCAGACTGCGGAACCAAATCGAGAGTCTTAAACTCTCGAACGGTGGACTCAAAAAGCGATGATGGTCGAAATGCGAAACTACTGCGCTGGGCGGATGAGGTTGCTGGTTGGTATACCCAAGACTGGGTGGTTAGGCGTCGACGCTGTCCATCTTGTGGCTGGCTCAGCAAATCGATTGAGCTTATTGAAAGTGATTTAGAAGAGATGAGAAACGTTTGGAAAACTGAATAGCCGCAAGGAGGCGACAATGGGAAAGGTGACTGATATGAAACTAACAAAGGCTTTGGACAGAGTCTCTGAAGTGCGAACTGCGCTGGAGGGGCTCGTCACGGCAGTTGGTCGGATGCTCGGAGGCGAAGAAACCGAGGACTACATGGAGCTGGAACTAGCGGCGACGGGGCTTAGACAGGCAATGGAGACAGCTCAGAGCGCGTTGGGAGGCTCTGAGTGGGATAAGTGGGGAGACTGGGAGCATATGTCGAGCGATCTTCCTCCAAAGATGAAAAAAGCGATGGAGCTGAGAGGGGGAACCCCTGACAAGATATTCAGAAACAATATCTTTGAGGTCTGGGTCACTATCCACAAAATGTTAGACGACGACGACAACCCTCCAATCGCTGAGCTGTCGGTGAAGCGCCGAGACAAGCTGGCTATCGACTACAACCATTGGAGAACCCTCCAGCGGATTAAGAATGAGCTTCTGGGTATAAACGCGGATGGTGCGATGCTCTACCCAGCAGCGTCCAGAGTGATGGATAGCGCAAACCAGTATCGGATCTACGCACTTCCCCCAGGAATAATGATGCCGTTCGGAGATAAAGCTCGGCTCGTTACGAGTAAGGCACTGGGTGGGGACGACGATCCGAGGAACGGTTCTCGTCAGCGCCCATACGGGCTTAATGAAAAGCTCTCCGACGATTTAACAGACAATCCTGCTAAGCTAGAGGAACTACTTAGTGAGTTCACTGAACTCACGGGTCTCGGTGCTGAGGTAGGAGGGTCCAGTGAGTCCAGTTGAAGTTGCTCTAGCGCTCAAAATTGCTCACACTCAGGGGTCTTGGGAGGCTGTGGACTCGATTATAGACGCGATTGAGCGCGTCTACGGCGAGATCCCACTATCTGCACTCGCTGTGGTTCCCTCTTGCGTCGAGGTGTTAAAGGAAGATGATAGGGAGACTGTTTGGTTTCCCTGGAACCCCAGTATCGGGGAGAGCTAGGAGGGCTCATGAAGAGGTTTGTAGTCTATTTTATTGGAACTCTTTTGTTCGCATCTTGTGCGACCATCCCAAAGCGGGTGATCCGCGATACTAATACCTACACGGCTGAGATCCTCGCGGGACTTCAACGGGAACAGGAGGCAGCGACTGCGCTCTTTGCCGCAGCTGATAAGGCGATGGCGGCTGGAGAGGAGGAGTCGTGTCGGGAGTACGCCAAACCAGCGATCCTTATCCAGGCTAAGGCTAAGGCACAGGCTTACCGGGCTCTCTACCTCGCTGGCCTTCCCTATCCCCTCCCTGACGGCTCGCTGCCCGATCCGAAGGCTACCCAGCCTGATCCCGGTCCAGGCCCAGCGGTGGGGGAGCAGGCGGCGGCTGGTTACTGTATCTCACCAGCCGACCCAGAGGCAGATCCGGCTGGGCTTGAAGTAGGAGGCGAAGATGAGTGAAAAAGAATCAATCTTAGATGCGGTCACCAAATCCCTTACGAAGGCAGTTCCGGGGGCAGTCTCGGAAGCAGTTCAGTCTTTGGCTAATAAAGAGGACGACCCACTCGTAAGTGGAGTCCTTGGGATTGTCGCCGATTTTGTGAAGGAGAATGGCACGGACGCCATCGAGGACGTTGCTGGTCATCTCCAGTCTCTGATCGACGGCTCGGATCCAATGGCGATTTATAAGCTGAAGGAAAGCGGAGTGTATATGAGTGACTTAGTCGACGCTCTCCAGGGAGCGGAGTCGGCTCGGAAGGCTCGAGCAACTCGGATGACACGAGCGCTTTCTATCGCTCTGAAGGACGTCGGTACTGTCGTGGTGAAGGCAGCGGTTCTGGCCTTAAAGTAGTCTATGAAACAAGCTCGAAAAGCCAGAAACACGACTGGCTCGCTTACGCTGACTCTGAAGCGTGGAGACGAGATTGTCATCACCATTCCTGGCAGGGAGCCGGTAGTCGTGTACTGCGCGGACTCCCAGTCCGGTCGGTGTTCACTTAACGTCCGAGCACCACGGGACTACCGAATCAAAAGGATCTTGAAAGAGTGATCCAAATCGGAGCTGCGAGATTACAAACTCTCGGTTCTGGCTAAATAAGCGACAATAAACTTTTTTCAAAAGAGTGTCGCTTAACTCTGATGTCGTTTTCATTACAATTGTGAGAGGGGGACGCTCCCCTCCAGTGCACGGAGGCACATCATGGGAAGATCATTCACACCGACCCACCGGGTCGAATACACCGTAGTCATCGCAATCGACAGCGATGGCGATTGGACAACCCCGCGCTTCACGGACGCGGCATGGTCACGCGACCGAAAGTTTGGCGGCGGTGCCATACGCGGTCCCGCTGCGCTGACTGACTTGGAGCGGCACGTCACCGCGTTTGAAGCAAGTTTCGCCCCTGGTGGCGCGAACGACCACGTTTACCCCGACAAAACTGTGCGACTGCTCACGACCCGTTTGGTTCGTCAGTCTGACGGTGCGATTGTGGCAGAGCACAAAACCCGGCAAGGAGGTTTCTAATGGCGAAGATACAAATGCCAGCGGCGATGATAACCGAAGTGGTGGGTTGGCTCCTAGAGGATCCACTACTCAGCTCGGAAACTGACGCGGAATCACGAAAGAAGAACAACCGACTTCTTCGGGGCTACGTCCGCTACTGGGTGCCTTCTCTTGAGGTGTGGGTTGAACCCAATCTCAGGAGTCGGCTCCGGGTACTCAGCATCGCAACCAAAAATCTTATCCACAAAAACAACTGAAACCCTAAGTGCACGGAGGCACATCATGAAGTTAACACAACAATTCTACGACCTGACCCAGCGAGCACTTCGCAACTTAGCCGGATTTAGGTCACCCTCTTTAACCAAAGACCAGCAGGCTGCGGAGCTTGGATACTGCTGGGAAGCCCTTAATCAGATGCATGAGCTGCTTTTGAAGGAGTTAGACGACACCCCAGTTTTTGAGGAGACTCAGTATGGGATGGACCCGGAGTACGACGCCGAGCCTGAGCCCGAGACCGAGCCCGTCCGCATCGTCGTCCATGAAGAGGACGAGGAGTATCTCCGCAAACTCAAGGCTGATTGGACTGAACTGGGCGGGAAATGCTCGGAATGCAAAGAGGTGGACGTTACCTGGGACGACGCTGAGGACCAGACGGGACAGTGTTACGGCTGCTACAACCTTGGCTCAGAGCGACAATGGAGTCTGGACGATATAGGAAGGTGAGGAAATGGAACTGATACCCTGGGACGGCCACTGTCAGCGTTGTGGAAAGGCAACGGGCTCGCACATCATGAGTATGTATTCGCTGAGGCTCGTCTGCTTCGACTGTAAGAAGTCGGAGCAGAGGAGACCTGATTATCGCAAAGCGACTGACGCTGAGACGGCTGCGTGTTTGGCTGGAGACTTCAGTTTCGCTGGCATTGGGGAGCCTTCCGTGTCTTAGGCGACAATGACGCTTAACTGGAAGGTCGGTTTCATTACAATTGTGAATCGCCCGTCCTGGCTTCGGCTGGGGCGGGCTTTAGCTGGTGGGAGCCTATTCCCACACAATGTGCATGGAGGCACTTATGCTCAACGTAGCAATGAATATTGATAAAGCAAAATCCTGGCTCAAGGCAGGTCATTACCCAAACGAGTTTTTACCGACTGGACCGGATCTTTTTTACAACCAAGGAGGAGACACTCCACCAGCGTTGACTAAGCCCGGAACTTTGGGATGGGACCGCGAGTTCCAACGATGGGCGAATTACCTAATCAAACAGGGGCGCGAGCATCTCCGTTTCAATCTCTCGAAGGATGGACCTACGCATAAATCTCCCGACTGCTACTCGTTTTCACTGAAGAAAACCAACTACCCTCTGACCACTTCGATGGTTGAGGCGGGATGGAAGATGTGGCACACGGCAATCCAGTTAAAAAGCAAAGAGGAGTGCGCTGAACTCGGAGTGCGCTTTAAGCAGTATCGCTACGCGATACACTGCTGGGTGTCTCCAGACGGGGAAGTGGTGCTCGCCAAGCTCAAGCTGGCTGGAAAGTATATCCCCGACTTTGCCGATGCTGTGGAAACTGTGCGAGCCGACCTCGATCTGGCGCACAAGGCTCGGGAGGCGATTCGCGCTATCCCGTCCGATAAGATGGCTGAGATGATGGAGGACGACGAAGAGCCTGACATTGGGCGTTTCTCCGCAGAAGGCTTTGGCAACTACGTTGTGGACCAATACGCTTATGCCGCTATCCACTACTACGGAATGCTCGATGACGATGAGTCGGCACTGCTGGATATGATGCGCTGGATGGCGAAATACGGATTCGAAGAACCGGCTCGCCTACTCCTCCAAACGTCTGACTTCAAGTCAACGCTGGACATCGAAGATACAATCGAAGAGTGGAAGCGCGACTGGGCGGCGGAGGCTGCGATAGGTGAGCCACTTACGAATGCCGAGTACGAAGCGGAGAAGGCGAAGTGGGGTGAGGTCATAAACACTCCGCTCGGAGAGCACACACCCGAGCAGTTAGAAGCGATGCGTAAAGTGAGCGAGATACTCAAAGACTGGTAAACCTTAGACGACGACTGCCCCGTTTCCGCTGTGCGGGAGCGGGGCTTCTCAGGTGGGAGATTCACTCCCCAGCGTGCATGGAGGCACTTATTATGACTACACCAAAAACACACCACACTCAGTTTCGTAAGGCTCTGATGGATGCTCTTGAGGATGCTGTATCCGACCCTGAGACGCGGAACAATCAGCTGATCGCGGCTCTCTTCAACTTGAGAGGACGCGATATCCCAGAAGAGGAGATTGAGGCAATGTCGCCAAAAGCTCTGACCCTGGAGATCTTCAATCTTCTGGTCCCTGCCCAGACCAGAACTGAGTTCTGGCGGACGACTAAGCTAACTGGCAAGGAGCAAGAGGCATACATCCGCGAGCGGTTTCCCGACTGGAAGGGACCAGAGGGGGGTGCAGAATGAACGCAGTAGAATGGATTACAAACTTATTCTCCGACCACAACGGAGTTCAACTTGGGCGATACATCATCCTGTCTGCTCCAAACCCGATGGACCCGTCGACTCCCGTAGACACTCCACTGAAGATCGTGACGTGGGGAGCGGGAGCTGCTTATTACACTTCCGAGCTTCCAGGGTTCGATCAGCTCCACGATGAGAATGACGAATGGGTCATAGTCCAGAACGGAAAGTCGAGTCACGTTATCCGCGTGTGCTATCCGTTCGACATTCTCGTACCCGCAGATTCTTATCAATCAGAGCGATTTACCTCCGAGGTTCTGTCCGCGATAGAGGACGTCAGTGAGACAGTGAGCGATGGTTATGACTGGACCGAGGCCCACTTCAGTAGCTAACCCCAACATATAGACTGGATGCCTCCAGTGTGGAGGCGTACAGTACCTGAACGGGTTTCTGGTGCGTCGACCGTTCGCACCATCCCCGAGCAGCGCAAGCTGCTTCTCCTAGCTCTCCCCTCAGCACTTTACCGCTGGGGGGAGGGCTTCTCCCCCAACATATAGGGGGGCAGGATTGACGCTTATCTAAAACGTCGGTTTCCGAGCTTCCCACAAACGAGGTACGATAATGAGTAAGCCCCTTTCTAAGTATGACAAAGCATTCATCTGGCTCTTCTACGGAGTCGTCATTCCAATCGCCATCTACGTCCATCTCATGCTGCTGGTATGGGAACGGACATCGACTCACTATTAGGGGGACGGAAATGCAACACGGAATGGCATACGATCTGTATTTTAAGTTTGAGGTGAAGACGGTGGAGGGACGACAATCCTCAAAGTCTCTCAAGCGGTTATGTAACCGGGCTCCTCCGGGGCTCCATAAGGGTCTGAATAAGCTAAGCGGAGGCCATCATTTCACTTTGAAGGATCTCGACGGGACCATCCAGGGGCTCGAGCGCCTCGAGTCGGAATTGCAGGGTGAGATAAACCTGTGGTACCAGACTCTCCAAATGGAGGAGGTGCCGTGGAACCCGATGGTTGTCGGAGATCAGAGACAGCAGGTCGAGTTCAACAAATTGAACTGCTGTGAGCGGATGAAGGATCTTCACGACTGTCTCAATCTTCTCTACTCGACCAGGAGCAAGGTTGAAGCCATGAACGGGATCTTATCGCTATCAAATAAAGTTTGACGACATTGACGCTTAACCCTGATGTCGTTTTCATTACAATTGTGAGAGGGATGGACCCACTCAGTAGAAACTAGACGACGATGGAGATTGAAATGAGTACACGCTGCCACATCGGTATCGAGAACGCGGATGGAACTATCACCGCAATTTACTGCCACAATGACGGGTCTCGCAAAGCTGTAGGAGGTGTTTTAGCTACACACTACACGGACGTTGAGAAGGTTCAAAGGCTTATCAAGCTGGGCGATATCAGCTCGCTGGGCGAGCGCGTCGATCCTACGGGGGACCACTCATGGCGCGAACCGGAAACAGGAACCACGGTTTCGTATCATCGAGATCGCGGGGAGAACCTCCGACCAGGAATACAAACGACATGGGATAAGATCATCGGCGGGCTCAGTTATGCCTACGTCTTCTCAGGGGGCCGCTGGTACTGGAGGAAAGCCGGTCGCAGTTTACAAGTTGCCGGGTATCCATCCAGCTGGGATTCACTACTTTAGAACGACAAGTAAAGCGTCAAAACCCCGTACCCGCAAGGGACGGGGTTTTGGTGGTAGAGGCATGCAGCCTCAACGTGCATGGAGGCACTTATGTATCGAGTCATTTTCATCGTAGAGGGGAAAGGAATGTTCCCCATAGATATGCTGCGCTATGACGCATGTTTCCCGTCTGACTTTAAGGCAGTCGTCGGGATCGGAAGTCCAGCTGAGAAGCCTTACGAGCGTGAAGTCAAACTTTGCCAACCTCGGCAAACAGCGACCGAGCGTCAGGTCACGATTGATCGATGGAAGACGTTCGGCTGGGTCGTAAAAGAGATCCAGGTTTTTGATAAGCGAAACAAACTACTGAAGGGGAAGGTCTGATGACATTAAGAAAACGAAATAGGTATCGCCTCGCGACTAAGTGCTGTTGCTGCGGGAGGCTCCTCGTGGAGGCCCAGAGCGTCGAAACCGGGATTGGACCTACCTGCTCGAAGAAGTACGGCTTCTCGGGCCGATTCAAGGCGCTTAACGCTAAGGAACGAGCTGATGTCAGCGGTATGATCCACGAAGCTGGATTCGCTTGCGAATTTGACGATTACTCAGAAGTTCTGAGACTCGCTGACGAGATTGAAAAGCTGGGCTTCGACACGGTCGCCAAAAGGGTACGCGACCGATTTCTGGGAATTCGTATGACGATTGTGAAGGATCTACCTGTCTGGGGATGGGATCGCGAGCGTCGTCGGGAATTCAAAACGGGTGAACGAGCCGACTTTGTCCGACTGTGGACTCCCTATTCTCTCGAGTTCACTACCCTGCGAAGAAGCAACTGGCTGAAGGGACGACCCTGCAAAGAGGTCACTGAGCATGGGAAATTCCACTGGGACTTCGAGGTGTCAACGAGTCCGCTTCTCATGCGGGTGCTCGTGCTCGCCTTCCCAGGACGGAGCTACATTTGCGATAAGGGGATCTTCAAAGTACCGACTCCTACCGAGTTCAATAAAATGTTCAAGGGAGGTAAAGTACCGCCGATTCCCTCAAGTGCGGTTAAGCGTATTCAAGATGAGCTGGCTGATAAGGCTAAAAAACGAGCTGAGGCTGAGGCTAAGTTCAAATCTGCTTCTTAGAGGGTGCCTCCAAGCCCTGCCGTCATCCCGAGTCAGACCGGGATGGCGGCACTTGGAGGGATGTGGGGGGTACGAGCGAGAGTTCTGAGGGGTTTGCCCTTGGACGTCGTTGCGTAAGCGTAGCAGAGTCAGACCACCAACTCTGCTGTAGGTCGTACCCACGTGAGGGGAGTTGGGAGCCCTCACACAATTTAATTCAAACTTTCTTCAACTTTCGTATCCGGGATTAGCCGGTGAGTTCGTTGGGGAGACAACCTAGAAAGTAGACGACAATGGAGATTGAGATGGAACTGATATTAGCAATGACCAGATACGCGGAAAAGCGCCACACACCGCAAGGCTCACTGAGCCACTATACCGGAAGCTCAACCAGCATCTTGGATCTAGTTCGAGAGAACTGGGAAAACCGAAAGCCTGGATTCAGGGACGGAGTCGTTACCGTTGACGTGCCTCCCGAGAACTTCTTCAGCGGGGTTGTGATTCTGAAGGCTGGAGATGAGCTTGGGGGAGTATTTGAATCCCGACGCGATCTCCCGTGCGGAACTCCAGAGGCTCCTCGGAAGGCAGTTCGGGCGAAGGGCGGCTCAAAGATGGAGGCGAAGGCGGTTCACATTGTGATGTTTCAAAGCAAGGTTCTGGGTAAGGACGCGGAAATGAAGTTCGACGTGACCGAAAACCACTGGGAGGTGGTTTCGATTAACGCAAGCCCATTGGAGGGAGGAGAGCCTATCCATCCAGACACTCTGCTGGCAAATCACTTCGGGCTCGATGGAGGCACTCCCACGGGGATGACAGCTGAGCAGCTCGAGGCTCAGTTAGCGATATCGGTTCCGTACTGGCAGGACAAGGCAATGTCGGGAGGGGCACGGTAATGCAACGCAAACTAACGGTAGAAGAAATTGAAGGGGGCGTCCTTCTTCACACTATCAAAGTGTGGGCTCCACACCGGAGGAAGTTAGGAGATCGCATCAAAATCCAGGATGCTGAGTACATTGTCGACCTCGTCAAAACCGGAGAGATAAGCTGGCACCGAGTCGACGGCTCTTGCTGGAAGGTTTTAGACGATGGAGCGTGGGGAGTGGATATCTGCATTGACGATGACCCACCTCAGAATCATCTTGAGGCGCTCACAGAGAAGCAGCTTGAAGCGCGGGCTGAGGCAATGCCTAGCACGGTTCAGCTGAGTGAGACTGACCTTGAGATCCTACTGGAAGGTCTGGGGGCAATGCGCCAGCTCTCCTGCTTCCAGGATATTGACGCAAAGGAGCTGGAGGAGCTATTACAGCGGACGCTTGACGAGCGCGGTTAGACTTAAAGCTCCCCTCTGAAGCTTGTATTCACGAGTTTTCTGGGACCGAGGGGAGCTTTTTATTGAGGGAACCCTCATTCGGTGTCAGCCGGATGAGGGTTTTTTCGTCGCTGGGGTATGGACATTTTGGCGACAATCGAGCTACCCTACCTGACACGTGTGTCAGGGGGGTCACTGACACAGGTGTCAGTCCCAATGAACACACCAGCTTTGAACACACTAGTCTTATCCACTAAAGTGGATAAGACTGCAACGCACCCATCGAATAGGAAACGCAATGTCGCTCTTACCTCCAGTCTTGGCCAGGATGAAAGCTCTAGGCTTTAAAGTCTTTGTGAACGGGGACTACAATCTGAATCTGTTTGGGATCCGCTCAGCCGATATCCAGAGTGGAGTCTACAACGACCTTCTCGGATGCGCCTATAGGATCCAGGACCAGTGGTACGTACGCTACTGGGCAGCAACCTGCGATCCTGGAACGTACTACCGGGAGAACCCGATGAATGTACGTGGAACCGCGATTTTGCAGCCGGGACAGTACCCAGGAGTGTACGCGATTGATAAGCACGCTGGTAAGTATGACGCTCTCTGCCAGAGGGGAGGCCCAGTTCGCGTCTGGAGGGACGCAGATAAAGACGGGGAGCTGGATTACAACGTAGATGAGGCTGAAGGCTACTTTGGAATCAATATCCACGCTTCCTCCTCCACTCCTTACACGAGCGACCGGGACCGAGATCCTGAGACCTCTGAGGTTGGAAAATGGAGCGCGGGATGCCAGGTCCATGCTACCACGACCGGATTTAGAGAGATGATGGCACTGGCGCAGATGCAATTTGCGATGCACCCTGACTGGAAGCCCTTTTTGACGTATACACTTTTGGAGCAATGGTGGGAGAACGAATGAAGATCGACCTTAAAGACCCGAAGAATATTCTTCTGGGTGCCGTGAGCCTTGCGGCTTTAGGTGCCGGGGGGAGTCTCATCGGGCTTACGATTGAACCTCAAAGCGTAACGGATCTTCGGGTTAAGAACGCGGCTCTTGAGGTTCGAGTCGAACTTCTAGAGGAGATCGCACAGGATTGCTCCAAGCTTATGAAAGAGGCTCGCGCTCGAGCGATGGAGGATTGATGTATAATACAACTGAGACTGTGGCTCGACCGGACTGTAAGTTTGTGGCACTAACAGCTGCTCTTTTTGGGGTTGTAGCGCTGTTCTTTTACCTCACTGTGGCTAACGGGCAGACTCCAGCCGAGGCCCCAACCGCTGACGTGAGGGCTGAGTTAGCAGTGTGTCAGGAGGCTTTGGAGGCGTGTCTTCGCCCGAAGCCAGCTGAGGATGATGTATACATGAACGGAATTGACGATCTACAGAAACGTATTCAGACGATGCAAACTCAGGATCCCTCAGACGAGCAGACGGCTCCTGTCGAGTCTTCTGAGTAGACGACAATCCGACGTTTGAAGGTTTCGAGTCATATACATAGTAGGAGGTGATTGATGGACTTGAAGAGTGCTTTAGCGGTGATTCAACGGTTTGCGAGTCAGAAGATTGACGCGGCAGGGGAACATACAGTTAGACTTGAGCCTGGATCGATTTGTGCCACGAACCGGATAAGCGGTTGCCGGATTCCGGTCGAGAGTGTGACTGTTACTGCGAACGTACCGCTCAGGGATCTGAGACAGGTCGTCGGGGCTATACCAGATCCGGTCCTTTCGTTGAAGCGTTCGACGCTCCACGTTGTCGGAGGAGGGTCTGAGTTTAAGCTGAAGTGCTTCCCAGCCAAGATGCTTTACCCGTACCCAGACGAGCCAGAGGCCGATCTCTGGTCTAAGATTGAGGGCAGCAGTATGACCAGCATGGCTGCGCTGGCTGAGGTCGCTGATGAGAATGCACTTATGAGTCCGATGAGCGCTCTAAGGCTCACAGCGACTTGGGCGGCGAGCGCGACTCAGGCCATGCTAGTCGTTCATCGAGTCTCTTTGGGGCTTGAGGAGGCCATATCGGTATCACCCCAGGCTCTTGGGGGCTTGGTCGGGTCCGAGGACGGAGGGGCTATCGCTGTGGGACCGGACAGTAAGTTATGGATCAAGGATGAGGCTACCAAACAGGTTCGTTGGGCGCAGAGTTTGGCGATCCCTTGGCCCGACTCGACGGTGGACACCCTTCTTCCAGATACCAAGAACGCGGAGGGGAGGATTGGAACTCAAGTGTCGCTCGATAAGCTGAAGGAGCTTTCTGATCGATCAAAGATTCTGATGGGCGGAGACGAGTACGGGAAACTCTGCGTTGACGGCTCGAAGCTCTCAATCGCTGGCTCTTTTACGAGGGGAGCGTTCAACGGGGTGATCGATATAAAGTCAGACGACGACGTCGAAGGAGTTGGAGTGAGTCCAACTTTACTCGGAGTGATACTCGATGCGCTCTCCACAACTACCCTCGCAGAGGGTTTGGACGACAATGCCCAACTTTCGTTTGGGGCGAATGATGGTGGACCACAACCGATGGTCCTTACCGCTGGGGGGACAGAGGCGCTTTTAATGCCTGTCGTCCTTCCCTGATGTCGTCAGCGACATCGATTCGTGCTACTGTTTGGACGAAATGACGGTTCACCTGACACCAGCGCAGCTCTCGGCTTTGAAGATTCGGATGCGAGCGGCTTACCTCCCTGCTTATGCTTCTGAGATCCTCAGAGGCCCAGCCGAGTACGGATACAAGTTTCTGCTCGGACGACATCACCTGGAATGGGGTGACACCATCCTCAATAGTCCGCGAGTGTTAGCACTCGCTGCTCGTGACCACGGGAAGAGTCACTTCTTCTGTCTTGGATACCCACTCTGGATGGCTCAAGTTCGGGCTCCTGGGCGGATTGGCTACATATTCAGCGCGACTGACCAACAGGCTATCGAGCACCTTGATAAGATTCGGAAAGAGGTTCTTGGAGGGGGAGAACATGGAGGAGCAAATCCTGCTTTAGCCGATCTCCTACCGCTCAGAAAGGACGCTGCAAGGACACTCCGGTTTGCCAATGGCTCTGAGATTCGGGCTCGAGGATTCGGGGCTCGAGTTCGAGGTGGTCATCCTTTTTGGATTGTTTGCGACGACATTCTCAACGACGACCATATTTGGTCTGAAACGGTGCGCGAGAAGGGAGTCGACTACTACCTGTCGGCGATTGAGCCGATGTGTGTCCCTGGGGGGCAGATCGTTGTCGTTGGAACTCCATTCCACGCTCAGGACTTGTACAGAGTTCTTCGGGACGGAGGCGTCTATAATGTGATGCACCATCCGGCAGTCGACCCGGTCAAAGGAGAACCCTTATGGCCTGAGAGATATGACGCCGAGGCTTTGAGCGTTCGTAAGAGAGTGCTCGGGTCTTCAATGCGCTGGGCGAGAGAGTATCTCTGCCAGCCAATCACTGATGAAGCCTCCTTGTTCCCTTCACACCTGTTCGAGCAGCCCGGAATCAAGCAGCCTTATGAGCTTGGAATGGAGGCAAAGTATTGGCAGGGTCAGGGGTTTCAAACGTATATGGGCGTTGACCTCGCATTGTCGGCTAACTCCGGGGCAGACTATTTCTGCGCTTTTGTCATCGCAATTGAACCAGGAACTCAGGATAGATGGATTGTAGACATCGTTCGCAAGAAGGGGATGGGCTACCAGCAGCAGGTGGACACGATTGTCGGATTGTCGCAGAGGTACGATTGCAACTTTGTATTTTGCGAAGCCAACCAATATCAGCGCGTGATCTCCGATATGGTGGTTCGTCAGTCGGATGTTCCAATCAAAGCTTTCTACACGACTGGTCGAGCTAAGAAACAGGCAACTACTGAGCGTAGAGGGATGAGCGGGACGTACTCTTCCAATAAGAATGCGCTAGATCGGGGAGTGCCTGGACTCAGGATGCTTCTCGAGAACGGTAAGCTGAAGATTCCGTGGGAGGAGTCTTCCCAGGAGAGGGTCGAGGTTTGGGTCCGCGAGATGCAAGCCTTCGGCTTTCAGAATGGAAAGCTCCAAGGAGTCGGATCTCACGACGATACGGTTATGGCTCTCTGGATGGCTGATAGGGCAGCGCACGTCGGAGGGTCAGTGTCGATGGATTTTGGATCGGACACCGCTGGAACTGGCCCGGACTGGCTGGGTCAAAAGCCGACCTCTGGCGAGGAAGAGGCTGTTGACTGGTTTGGAGGGGGAATCTCGGCGGACCTGTCCCCTAGTAATCCGATGGCGCTGTATGAGCGTAGCAAATCTGGAGACTGGAACTGATGGCTTATGGTGAAGAATTTGGGAATCGGCTTTCTAGCGAGTACATAAAAGACCGAGCGGCTCAGATGCGTGAGTCTGCGAGGGAGATCCGACAGTTAGAGGTCTATTCTCCTCCTCCACACGGACCAGCGGAGCAGAGTTACGTCTCGGCTAAGGATGCATCGACATCGCTGGGTCTTTATGGGGACAATGAGAAGATCGCGACTTCTCTGATTACTTCTCTGGTTGACGGCAAGTCGATGATGGAGGTTGCGAAAGAGGCACGAGGGGCTGGCTTCGAGCAGAGACTTATTGGAGAGCTTCTACGAAGAGGCACTCGGATGCGGATCGAAGCCCAAGCTACCCAGAGGCCAGTTATGACTCCTCGATTCAATAAGTCGTTAGACGACGACCAGTTGATAAAGGCTAATCGGCGGCAGCGGAGAAAGGCCGCGAAAAAGGCGGGAGCAGGAGCAGGAGCAGGCGGAGGTAACAAGCCACCTTCAGGATTCTCTCCGGTCCCGAAGAGTTCAAAGGGAGGCTATCGCAAAATGGAAGGTCACGGGTACACTTACTGGTATCCGGGGCAGGGGCTGTCCCATGAGCCACACGCTGAGGACCACGGTGACGTTCACCATACTCACGCCAAAGACCTACAGGGGAGAGCGGATCAGGCCAAAGCGAAGCTGAAGCCCTCTCCAGAAGTTCATAAGAAGTACATGGAGATGAAGGAGCGGGCTCGTGAGTCTGGTATCGAGATCACGGGTAAGCACCCTCATGGTGGGACGACAATCGAAGAGATGGATAAGATCGAGAAGGATCTTGAGCATCACATCGCGACTAAGAAAGCCAAGGCTGAGACACTCCAGAGCGCTCAAATACAGGACGGCGAGTTGTCTGAAGAGGAGGAATTAGCCGACTTCTCGGCTCAGCTCGATGAGATGGAGAATATCCTTAATGACGTAGACACTTCTGGGCTCTCAAAGGAGGATACTGCGAAGTTTGAAGGGTTCTCTAAGCAGATTCTCGATTTGCGGTCTCAGATTGAGGAGGCTCAGAAGGCTCAGAAGAAGGGCAAGAAGGGCACTTCTTCGGACGAAGGCGAGGAGAGAGAGGATTTAACACCCAGAGAGCGTATTAAGAACGCTCTCTGGGCGCTCAGGCACATCGTTATCGCTATGACCATCGGAACTCTCACTGGAGGCGCTCAGGGGGGACTAAGGGGGCTCCAGGTTGGGTCCAAAAAGGCTATGACCGAAACGGCGCAGCTAAAAGAGCTTGGGAAGGCTGTGAAAGAGGCCAAGACTGCGAAGGAGAAGGCTAAAGTCGATGAAGCTGAAGCGACAGTGGATAAAGACGAGGCTAAGACCGATAAAGATAAGGCGAAGGTGGCTGAGGCTAAGGCGAAGGTGGCGAAGCCGAAGGCTAAAAAGAGCCTCTACCTCGACCTTTCAACTGATCGCTTAGTGCTTACCAAGGGCGGAGAGGGCTCCAGAGGCGGCAAGATTATTGGCCACACTTCAAGCGGGAAGCCAGTTTATGCCAGTTCTGGCGGAAAGCCGAGCGGTCATACGGGCTTTACTGCGAAGGACCACGCCGAGGCTGCTGAACACCATCGAGATAGCGCTGAACAGCTTAGGAGAATGGCGAGCGGGGGGTCAGCCCGGTCTGCGATATCTCGGAGGAGGGAGCTTCGAGAGAGAGCCAAACACCACGCTGAGGTTTCCGCTCACCACGAAGCCGCATCTAAAAAGGTAAAGCCTCCCGAGCCTAAAAAGGCAAAGCACTTAAAGTCTCCAGGGATGACCACCTCTCAGGCTGTGGCGTTGACACACGATGCTGGTCACGGGGGGAAATGGGGTTCTATCGCGGCGAAGAAGAGAGAGACTGGTGATTGGGGTTCTGCCATTCACCATGTTCTTGGGGAGTCTGGGAAGAAGCTGGTGGAGAAGCATAATGAGACAGTGTCCAAGGCTGGCTGGGCATCGATTCCAGGCGGGAAGAAGGGCGGACAGCGGAGAAGGGCTAGGAATGGAAAGTGGGAATACCGATACGGTGTCTCAAAAAGAGATAAGGACCACGAGGCTTCCGTAGAAGCTTGGAGGTCGGGGAAGAACCCATCTAACGAAGAGGTGTTTCTTCTTTTGAACAAAAAGAGGAGGCGGGAGATATATGAGGCGGCTGCGATGGAAATTCAGCCTCAGTCGGTAGCTCGCCGGTTAGCTCATGCCTTTGCGGACGAAAAGAAGGAGTGGCAGGATGCCGCAAGGGGAGCGAGGCATTTCTTCTCTAAGCCACCACCTCCGACTTCTCGAGAGAAACAGGCGATGTTCAAAGTGTCTTTGAACTCACTTGTCGGAATACTGGCGGCTCCAATGGGGCCACTCGCAGTCGTGTCAACGCTGGCTGGGAACTTTGCTCTTCACGTCGTTTCAAAGGCTGTCATCAGTGTTATTCGGACCACGCTTGACCCGACTGACAAGCTCCTGATCCTAAATGACGCTTTGGAGATATTAAGCTACTTCAAAAGCGAAGAGATGAGCGATAAAAAGTACCTGGAAGCCTTTGTCGCTCTCGTCGGGAAGCGAGTTCAGGAGATCTTACGAAACGACGAACTGACGGCTGCTGAGCTGAAAGCCATTGTCCAGGGATCCTCTCCTCCGACTTTAAAGAAGTCAATGGTTAAGGGCGGCGGTCCCTTCATCGGTCCACGCGGAGGGAAGTGGGCAGACGCGAAGCACACGATTCCTTATAAGGAAGGGGGCACGCAAGACAAGCCTCGCTTGCGCGAGTTCACAGACGAG